TCGTATGGTGCGACTTTCCAACAGGGATCATATACTGCGAATAGTGAGTTTAACGTGTTCTGATGAGCCTTATACAGCTTCCTACGTTCAAAATGAGGCCGGATGAGCAAATCGTGCCGCTACAATTCAACCATCTTCTTAGCATAGACCTGGGGCCGCACGAAAAAGAGTATGCCAGGCATATACCTGGATATTTAGATTATGTTTTTGAAAATTCTGAGCATGGTTGGAGTTGGGCAGCTATCGGTCGAGGTCGAGTGATTTGTGTGTTTGGTGTAAGAGATGTTTGGCCTGGCGTAGTTGAAGCCTGGTTTTTACCAGGTGAAGGTTTGGAAGAACACAAAAGATCTACATTAGTAGGGGCCAGATCTATTCTAGGCAACATTATGAGTGAATCCGGTATTAGAAGGATGCAAATTTTTGTAAAATGTAACCATATGGTGGCATTAAGGTTTGCAAAAGCACTATATTTTGATGTAGAGTGTAAATTAAGAAAGTTTGGCCCAGAGGGGGCTGACTATTTTTCTATGGCAAGGTTTGAGTAATGAGTGGTATTTTCAAAAAAAAGAGATCAGCTCCAGTAGTTCAGACAGCATCGGCTGAAACGAGTGTTCTTCCAGAACAAAGTGCAGAGAGTGCTGTTGAAAGACAAGAGGAAAGAGCGGCAGCTCAAGAGGAAACTCAAATGAGAGGTATGCAGCGCAGACGTAGGCTAAGACGTAGCGGCGGTATGAGACTATTATTTTCTCCGTTGCGTATGGAAGGTCCGGCAGTTAGTGGGTTAAAAAGAAAACTAGGAGGATAGTGTGCCTTTTACGTTTTTTAAAAGTAAGCCAAAAACGATAAGCGAAGGCTATGCTCAATATACTGGCAGCCAGATAGCTGCCGGAGGCGGTCCACCTGGTAGTGAAAAGTTTACTGAAAGTAAAAAAACTACTTTTGGATTTAGTCAGGCTAAAGATGATTTCCTAATGGACATAGGGGCTAAGGATAAAACTATTGATTATTATGCCAGGCTCGATGACAGAAAAGCTAGATCTAAAGCAGCTTCTAAAAATCTTGGTAAGGATATTTTTGGAAGAGAAGCGTCAGAAACAAAAAAAACTAAAAGTGTAAAAGATAAAAAAGCTGAAGAGCGAAAGTTAGCTATTCAAAAATTAAGAGATGAAGCAAGGGAAAGACGTAGAAAGTTTTATCAGCAAAAAGATATTGAAACATTAAATATTAGGCAACGGTTGGGTTTAGCCTAAAGGGAAGTATATCATGACAAAAATTAAAGAAGATCCAAGAGTTTTTAAAAGAGTTGAGGCAGACCCGAAAAGGGCAAGAAACGAGAAGGGTCATCTAGTCGCGGATGATCCTTCTACTCCAGAAGTAAACGAAGCCTGGGAAGGCGGCAAGGCTCCAAAGAAGAAGGCAAAACCTCGTGGTAAAAAAAGCGCATCAAAATCCTAAAGGCGGTTTAAACGCAGCCGGACGCGCTTTCTTCAGGCGTAAAACAGGTGCAAAACTTAAGCCCCCAGTAAAAAGGGGCGATAACCCTCGCCGAGCGTCCTTCCTGGCTCGTATGTCGAGGAACTCTGGGCCGGAGCGTGATAGCAAGGGGCGGCCTACGAGACTGCTGTTATCCCTCCGAGCCTGGGGTGCTTCCTCAAAAGCAGATGCCAGGAAAAAAGCAGCGGCAATAAGTAAGAGGAATAAGAAGAGAAATGCCTAAATTAAACATTAAAGAAGTCATGCAGCGTGAGGCTTATGCACAAGCTCGAAAGGACGAATGGCGTACAATCTATGAGGATTGCTATGAGTTCGCTTTGCCTCAAAGAAATCTTTATAATGGTTATTATGAAGGCAAAACTCCAGGTAAAAATAAAACTCAGAGAGTTTTTGACAGTACCGCTGTATCCTCAACTAAAAGATTTGCAAATAGATTGCAGTCTGGTTTGTTCCCACCCATGCGTCAATGGTGCAGATTAGAACCTGGTTCAGCTGTTCCAGAAGAAGATCGAGAAAGAGCGCAGGAAATATTTGATGCCTATAATGACATAATGTTTGATCAACTTAGGCAGACAAGTTTTGACCTGGCTATGGGAGAGTTTCTCCTGGATCTATGCGTAGGCACAGCTGTTATGATGATTACACCAGGGGATGAGGTAACTCCAGTTAGATTTCTGGCTGTACCGCAATACCTGGTTGCAATCGAGGAAGGTGCAAACGGAGTTGTTGATAACGTCTATCGCAAACTTAGAATTAAAGCGGAGGCAATCCAAAGAGAATATCCAGATGTAAACATAACTCCAGAGCTGCAAGTCTGTATTGATGATAAGCCAGGAGAAGAGCTAGATCTTTTCGATGCAATTATCTTTGACCAACAAACAGGTAGATATCATTATCATGTAATATGGCCTTACAAAGCCCAGGAATTAGTTTATCGAGAAATGGATAGCAGTCCATTTATAGTTGCCAGGTTTAGCAAAACTGCCGGAGAGATTTATGGTCGAGGGCCATTAATTGATGCGATTGCAGATATTAAAACTCTAAATAAAACAAAAGAACTAATTTTGAAAAACGCTAGTCTTTCTATATCTGGCGTTTTCCTTGCGGCTGATGATGGTGTGCTAAACCCCCAAAACATCAAAATCCAACCAGGAGCTATTATCCCAGTCGCTCGAAATGGTGGGCCGCAAGGAGCTTCTTTAGCTCCATTGCCCAGGGCAGGAGACTTTAATACAAGTCAGATCGTTATCCAGGATCTTACCATGAACATTAAGAAAGTTCTTATGGATGATAGTTTGCCACCGGACACGATGAGCGCAAGATCAGCAACAGAGATTGCTCAAAGACAGCGTGAGTTAGCTACAAATTTAGGATCAGCTTTCGGTCGATTGATGACAGAAATAATGATACCTCTTGTTTCCAGGACGTTGTACGTTTTAGATCGCCAGGGTTTTATTCGTATGCCTCTCAAGGTAAATGGCGTCCAGGTTAAGGTTGTTCCTGTCTCTCCATTAGCAGAAGCTCCTAAAATGGAAGAGGTAAATCAACTTATCAGCTTCATGCAGATAGCTAATGCTATGGGTCCAATGGGTCAAACAGCGTTAAACATATCTGAGATTGTAGCATATATTGCTGATAAAATGGGAATAGATATGAAACTGTTGAATACTCCAGAGGAGCAACAGATGTTAATGCAACAAATGCAACAGGCTATGATGGAAGAGCAGCAACCAGAAATGCCAACTGATGAAACGGTAGCCGGAGCATTGCAATGAGTTCGACTGATGGGTGGGAAGGATTATCCCAAGCACAGACGGAACCGCAGAAAGCGGATGATTTAGATATTCTTTATGGAAGTTTATTTAAGTCTCAGGAAGGCCAAAAAGTGCTTAGTCATTTGAGGCAAACAACAATAGAACAACCATCCTGGTATCCAGGCGAAGATCCAAGCCAAGGTTATTATCGAGAGGGCGCAGCGGATTTAGTCAGGTTAATTATTCGCAGGGTGGAGAGGAGCGATAATGTCTGAAGAAGTACAACAAGCAGAAGTCCAGGAAGCTGATGCACCACTAATAAATATTAATTCACAACAGGAGCAAGAAACAGAAGCGGAAGCTCCTATTCCTGTTCATGAAAACACAGAAGCAGATCCCCAGGAGTTAGATGATGGTGAGGCGATTGATCGTCCAGATTATTACCCAGAGAAGTTTTGGGATGAAGATGGGCCAGATGTGGAAAAGCTTGCCAAGAGTTATGCAGAACTTGAAAAAGCTTTTAGATCCGGCAAGCATAAAGCACCGGAAGGTGATTACGAAATTTCGGATTTGGTTGATCGTGGCCTCGATCTGGAAGATCCGGCTGTTGAGGCGTATCAACAATGGGCTAAACAGTATGGTATCTCTCAAAAAGCGTTTGAGGAACTTGCCGGAACAATTTTGGAAATGAATGGTGAAGCTGATGAAATGATCGAGTATGATCAAAGAGCTGAACTTCAAAAGCTTGGAGCAAACGCCCAGGAAAAAATATCGTTCCTGGAACGTAACATTCTTAAAGCAGATCTTAACCAATCTGAAAAAGAAGCCCTAAGCATGAGCCTAAATAGTGCTGATAGTATTAACGCACTTACTAAAATTATCCAGGGCTATACAAATGAAAACATCCCGATCAAACCTGTTGTTGCAGAGCCAGAAATGACAGAAGCAGATCTTGCCCAGGCTATTGCAGATCCTCGATGGATGTCTGATCCTATCTGGAGAACTAAGATCGAGAAACAATGGGCAGCGGCTAATAGCTAGATATTGTTGCAATGTGTATCGTTTGCGTGTATATGTAGTGTAACGGATAACCAAGGCGGCCCGTTTATGTGGTGAATCCACTGGTTGGCGTGACCACTTCCACGCAAGCGACCGCCCGATCACATCGGCTAACGGTAAGCGTTTTATATTAGAAACCTTAAAAGGAGGCTTCTGCTATGGCGCAGAGTATAACCAATGCCTTTGTAACACTATTCGATCAAGAGGTGAAACAGGCATATCAAGGCGAGGCACTGCTTCGCGGCACTATGAGAACAAGAACAGGCGTTCAAGGTAACACTGTTAAGTTCCCAAAAATCGGCAAAGGTGTTGCAACTGTTCGCGTTCCGCAAACTGACGTAACTCCATTAAACGTAACCTATAGCCAGGTTACAGCAACTATGTCTGACTTTATCGCAGCCGAATATTCAGATATTTTTCATCAATCACA